AAAAGATAAATTAAATATAGTAACTGAAGTTAGTGAACCTTTAGCTTATGAAATTTTTATAGAACCTGAAGTTGTAGTTAGAAAAACATATGACTTTTTAAAAGGTCCTAATTTCACAATACCTGTTAAAAATGAAGTTAATAATTCTTCATTAAATTTATCTTATAACGATATTATATCTAGTGCTTCAACAGGATCTCAAGATCAAATAGATAGCTTATTATCTCAATCTGCTATTAACATTAGCGTAGATTATAATAATTTTTCTGATTTTATTAATTTTAGTTCTGTTCAAACTCGTATAGAAAATTTTTATTATAAAGTAGGATTAATTGAATCCTATAATAACCAAATTACTAACCTAACTAATATAACAGGCTCTTCTACTAGTCAAAGGATTATACAAACTAATATTTCTAAAGTAATTAAAAATTTTGATAAGTTTGAGTATTTCATGTATTATAGTAGTGGTTCTATGGTTTCATATCCTAAATCTACCTCAGAACCTCCTTATACTTTAATGTTAACAGGTAGTGCTGAAGTACTTACATGGTTAGGTAGTACAAATGAAACTAGTGGAAATTTTGGGGGTTTACTTTTATCAGCTTCTAATTATGATAATAGCAACCCAGATCAACTTAAAAAATCTATACCCGAATATTTAAGAGAAGACCCAGCAAACCAACAATATGATTTATTTGTTGATATGGTAGCTGAATATTATGATAGTATTTGGTTATATACTAAGGATATTACTCAAAAATATAATGCAGATAATAGATTAGATTTTGGTGTTTCAAAAGATTTAGTAGCTGATGCTATTCGAGATTTTGGTGTTAAATTATATCAAAATAATTTTTCTAACCAAGAATTATACACAGCATTTTTAGGGATGACTCCTGGTGGTAGTTTATTTCCTTTCCCAGAAATAACAGGATCAATGCCTGTACCTACAGGATTTGAATTTGTAGACACATTAATATCAGCATCAAATGATGTGATATCAATGGATAATACTAATAAATCCTTATATAAAAGAATATACCATAACATCCCATATCTGCTCAAATCAAAAGGAACTATTTCTGGATTACGAGCGTTAATAACTTCATATGGTATACCTGATACTATACTAAAAATATCTGAATTCGGTGGGAAAGACCAAGTAAATGCTAACGATTATGATTTATATTTTAATAATTTTAACTACAAAATAAACACAGATGAGGGTGCAACTATTCAAACACCTTTTAGTTTAAATCCAAAATGGGATAAATATGGAGGTACAGGATGGTATGGGTCTACACCTGCACCAGAAACAGTAGAATTTAGATTTAAAACAGATGGTATAACATCAGCAGCCGCTGTTAATGATCAAGTTATATGGAGTTTAGAAGGTAGTAATGCTTTAATAGTATTAGAATATACAGGTTCAGGATTTACTTCAGGTTCATATGACGGTTCAATTGCAGATCCTTACAATGAATATGCTACTTTAAAATTTTATCCTAACTTTAGTGGAACAAAACCATCAGCAAGTGTATATTTACCCTTCTTTGATGGAGGTTGGTGGTCTGTAGCATTTACTTTAGATAATCCTACAAATGTTTCTTCTCAAGCAACTTTATATGCTGGAAATAAAATATACAATGGTGCAGATGGTACTTCAATAGGGTATTTTGCATCATCCTCTCTTAACACAACAGCAAATCCAACATCATTAATAGGAGGTTTATCAAATTTCCCGGTAGAGTCAAGTACTCCTGATGGTGGTTGGAATGCAAGTTGGGGATGTTTTACAGGTTCATATCAAGAAATAAGATATTATAATACTAATATAACAGAAAATCAATTCAAGGATTATGTTATGAATCCTTTATCTTTTGAAGGAAACAGTATTAATGGTGCACCTGACCAATTAGCATTTAGAGCTTCTTTAGGAAGTGATTTAGTAAAAGCAAATTCACTTGGTTCAATTCCCCCAAAATCAATTCATCCTAAAGTAACAGGTTCTTGGGCTCTTACATCTTCTTTTACTAGTGATAGTAATTTTACACTAAACCCAGGAACTAGTGGAAGCAGTGCTTTATATTCTAACAATACTGAAATATTCTTTTTAGACCAACCAGCAGTAGGTATTAAAAATAGAACTACAGATAAAATAAGATCTGAAAATGATACTTTAGCTTCAGGTAGTGTTTTATCACCCATTAAATCTTTATCCCAAAATATAGAAGCAAGTGCATCCTATACAGACAATGTAAACTATTTAGAGGTAGCATTTTCACCCCAAAACCAAATTAATGATGATATTATAGGACAATTAGGTCATTTTAATATTGGTGATTATATAGGTGATCCAAGACAAAGATCATCATCAGCTCAAATCTACCCAGAACTTAATGAGTTAAGTGAAGATTACTTTAAAAAATATATTAAAAATTATGATTTAGTAGATTTTGTTAGATTAATAAAATTCTTTGACAATTCATTATTTAAAATGATAAAAGATTTTATACCTGCAAGAACAAGTTTAGCCTCAGGTTTAGTTATAAAACAACATTTACTAGAAAGAAATAAATACCCCCAACCACAGGTATCCTATTCTAATGAATCAGAATTAACAGGTTCTATAAATGTAGGAGAAATAGAAGGTGGAGCTGCAGGTATGTTTAACCAATTTAATAGCGAAAGTTTTGCACCTGGAGGAATAAATAACCTTTCTATAACTCAAAGTTGGAGTGTTACAACCCCTTCCGTATCTGGTAGTGTAACTACTATACATGAATCACAAGAAGAGTTTTATAATGGTGAATTAAGTGGTTCTGTTATGTTAATAACAAATGGAGAATTAAACCCCCATTGTGAACAGTTTAAAAATCCTGCTTTTGTAGGGGCAAATTATGGATTAAGAATTTATAGACAAGCTTCGGGTTTTAATGAAGGATTCTTTTTAGATTCTGATAATTCTCCAACCAATGGATATATTTCTTTATATTATGGTCCTGAACCAGGTTCACCTTTAGCAGCACCTAATAATGATTCAAGATCTAGTTAAAATATTAAAATGGCAAATAAAGTATTATATATTAAAATAGCAAAAATAGATCAAAATGGTAATGATCAAACTAATTCTTTAGAGGCATTAACTCAAATAACTTTACCTTATATTAATGGCACATCTAAAAGATATGTTGTTACAAGTATTACAAGAGAACAAAATTATTTTTTTTATTCTTTAAGTTTAGATACTACTTCTTCAACTTATATTGATATTAGTTCTAATAATACTTTAAAATATGATTTTACAGGATCTTTATCAACAGATTTAGTAACAGCAGCCACAAGTCCTAATGCTATAACTCAAGTAAATTCAACAAAAATCCCAATAAGTCAATCTTTAGTAGATAATTTAAATTTTTTTGATCCTAATTCCATTAATTATACTTTTGATACATACTCTCAAAAAGATATTTTTATAAAAGCAACAGGTAGTATGAACACTTCAATAATAGGAGTAGGTACATCCTTAAGATTAGGTATTTATATAATTCCACCATCTAGAATAAACAACCCAGATGAAGGAGGAAATCCTTATTTATTTGCTACAAGTAGTTTTATTGGTACATCAGACCCTAATCCAAGTCAATTTGAACTTGAGGCTAATATCCCTAAAGAAAATATTGAACCTGGTTCTTCAATTCAATTAAGAGCTGTAGCTGGGTTTAATATTACTAATTGTAAATTATTAGAAGGATCTAGACTATTTATCACTTCATCCAATGCTACAGGTACAAGTATTGAAACTATCCCAGAACCTTATTTAACTTCTCAATTTTATGGGGGTGATTGTGATATATTAATAAATAATGTTGAATTATATAGAGAAAATCCATTTTTACAAGATTTAGACTATAGCACTAACCCTAATGTTCCGGTTAATTTTAATTTAATACTTAATGGTATAGCTGCAAGGGCAACAGTACCTGAATCAAATTATACCTTTAATAATATTCTTAACCCTAATTATTCAAGTGTAAATTCTACTACTAAATATAACACAAATGCTTCTTCTTTTAATTCACAAACATCAGGAGGTGTTTTTGCGGCTTATTATAAATCAAGTGTTACTTCTGGTACACCTGGAAGTGGTTATACTACTAATTTTGTCCTTTCTTATTTGATCACCCCAGATGAAGAAGCTTTAGAAATTACTAATACAGAAGAAATGCTAAATTTACTTGGCGCGAATTTTAGTGTAGATGCAAATCCATTACCAACTTCGGAATATCCATTTGGTTTACCTACGGGAGAAATTAGAGTAAAAGCTACCCCTATTTCGGGTTCAGATTCAGGAAGTGCTTTAGAATATAGAGGAACTTCATTAATAAAAGGAATAAATCTTAACCTTCCATCCCCTTTTAATATAGCACCTCCAGTAACAATTCTTCAAGTAAAAACCTCAGGAAGTTCATCACCTGGTTCAAATAACCCTTTTGGGGGTATAATATATCCTGCTTCAATATCTTTAACAAGTCATGCAGATTTACCTTCAAAAGCTAGAGAAATATTAACAAGAAATAACATTATTGCACCATCAAGTACATCTTCTTAAAAGTAACTTGGATGGAAAATTAATAATATACATATTTATAACATATAATTAAACACAAATGGGATATTTAAATAATCAAGTAGTAACAGTTGATGCTATTTTAACAAAAAAAGGTAGACAACTTTTAGCTCAAAATGACGGTTCATTCAGAATAACACAATTTGCTTTAGCAGATGATGAAATAGATTATACACTTTATAATCCAAATAACCCTTCAGGTTCTGCATTTTATGGTCAGGCAATAGACAATATGCCTTTATTAGAAGCTTTTTCTGATGAAAATCAAACAATGAAATATAAAGTAGCTACATTACCAAGAGGTACAGCAGTTTTACCAGTATTAGATTTAGGATTTGCAGCTATAACATTAAAACAAGGAGCATCTTTAGCAATTACTCCACAAACATTAAACTATTTAGGTAACGCTTCAGCATTTGAAACTTCTGGATACTCAGCAACAATATCAGATGTTAGAACAATGTCTTCATTTAATGGAGTAGGTGTTCAAAGTTCTGCAGCACAACAGCAAAATGCTACCTCAACAACAACATTAGGAACAAATGTATCATCTACAGTAATAGGATCTCAAATTAATTTAAGGGGGACAACAATAAATACTTTATTTTCAACTAATACCCAAATCGCAACAACATTAACAGTAGTAGGTTTAGATAGCGGGGCTAGATTAACAATACCAGTTACTATAACTCAAACAACCACATCATAAAAAATTAAAGAATGGGATTTAAAAGATTAGACGCTCAAGATTTTGTAGTTAGTGCTGATGCAGTACAATCTACAGCATGGTCAACCAATGCACCAACATTAACTTCATTTTTTACTTCTTCAGTACAAAAAGCAGGTTCTTCAGGAGAATATTATTTATCTATATACCAAACAGCTTCCGATGCTGCGGGTGCTACAGTTCAATTTGACATAGCATATGGAAATATAAAGGGAAGCGGAAGTGCTTTCTTTAATTCAGGTTTTCCTCAATTTACCCCAGCTTCTACAACATATGGTCAATATAGGACTATGATATTAGAGGATGAAAATTCATCTTTTATTTTTGGAAATAGTAATAATACACTAACCCCAGATGATTTTTATGTACTAAGTATAGATAGAGCTAGATATAAAGAAAGTATATTTCCAGGAACTTTTAATCTATTACTATCAGGTTCTGGAGGATTATTACATTTAACTGATAATTCTAATGATACTAATCTTCAAACCTTTTTAGGATCTTCAAAAGTATATCAAATAGTATCAGGTTCTAACGGTAGTGCAATTGCTGCAAATGGAGGATTTGTTCCAGGTTCTGGGTCTTATGGTTTATTATTCCCTGAATTAGGAACAGTATTATTAAATCCAGCTGCTATTGAAGAATCCATAGGAGTATTAGCTAATACAGGATCAAATATATCAAATGGTACTAATCAGTTAACTTTATTTGATTCTTTAGTTTTAGGAAGTTCTTTTACAGTTAATTCCCAAGAAACAGTTTCTTCTGATTTTATATTTGTTAGAGCAAGAAACTCAGAATTTAATTATTCAACTAATCCTTCATTTATATCTGGATCTACAGGTGCTGTAGTATTTGATACTTTTATTAATAATCCTCAAGTATATGTTACTACAGTAGGAATGTATAATGATTCAAATGAATGTATAGCAATAGCAAAATTATCAAGACCATTAGTTAAAGACTTTACTAAAGAAAGTTTAATTAGGGTTAAACTAGATTTTTAAGATGAATGAGCGTTTACAAGTCATTAACAACATCGGATGTTATAGTAACTCCATTTAAAGTAAACAAAAGTTTTTCTTTTGCGGGATCTAGTTCTTTTTTAGACTCAAATGTAAGTATTAACAGATTAGTAGGGTTAAATATTCCATTTGTATCTGGATCACAAGAAACAGGTCAGGTTCAAAAACAATCAAAATCTTTAGTATATAATTCTATTAAACAATTATATTACACTAATTATCTTTTAAATGCTAATGGTTCACCTGCTAATACTGCTTCCTTTAATTTAGATGGGACTATAACAGCTGAAGGAGGTGCATATCAACCAATGTATGAAAATTACAATGAAAATACTCTTCCAGCTGAAAGATATTTCCCTTCTTCTTCTGGAGAACAAATAGGAGTAATTTCTATTCCTTCAAATTTATATGGTGAATATATAAAACCAGGCTCATTTAGATATAATTACATATCAGGAGGTAGTAAAACTTTAATAGATGATGGAGAAGGTAGGATTTTTAGGGATGGTGAAAGAATTGGGGACATTATTTACCAACATGGAATAGTTGTTATTACTAATATAGATGAAGGAATATATTCTTATTCTAGATATGGTACTGGAGTATATGGAAATGAAATAGCAGATATGATTTCAGGGTCTAATATAACATGTTCTTTTCAAAGTACAATGACAATATATGAATCACAATATAAATGCACTTTAAACCCAAACGAATTCACATATACCCAAAACCCATCAGCTATTTCAGGTAGTACTAATAGTGGGGTAGTATATGATTTTTTAACTGGTTCATATTTTCAACCTTACATCACAACAGTAGGATTATATAATAATGCAAATCAATTAGTAGCAGTAGGAAAATTATCCCAACCTTTACAAAGTTCAAATGTGAGTGATACAACTATATTAGTTAACTTAGACTTATAATATTTATAGACATGGCAAAACAATTATCAAAATCAGGAATAGCAACGGGGGATACTATAAAACCCGGTCACGTAACACAATCTATAGATGCTTTTACAGGAGTTGATGAGTATGATTTATCCTTATCAGGATCTTTAAATATAACAGGTTCTCTTAATATGCCAACGGGATCAATTTTAGAAGGAACAGCTTCTCTTTCAAATTTTTCTATCTCAAGTTCTCATGCTATTACAGCTTCATATGCTTTATTTTCCGAAGGTGGTGGAGGTGGAGGAGCTAATCCTCAAGGACCAGATACATCAGTTCAATTTAGAAATAGTAGTAATTTTGCAGGAAATGGAAATTTTACTTATGATACTGGCACAAATCTTTTAACATCTTTATCTAGTTCTTTAGGATTTATTACTTCCTCTTATATATTAGCTTCAACTATATCAGCTTCAACAATACAAGCTGGAGCTTTTGTAGGTAATATTTCCGCAGATGAAATTCGTACACCTGCCCTTATAGGTGGTGTTGCTTCAACATTAGAAAATGCTTCTGCTTCTATAACACCTTTAGGATTTGCCAAATTTGTTTCAGCTTCTATTGGTGGTTGGGATATTGATACAGGATCTATTCAAAGTCCCAATATGATAATGAGACCAGAAGGCATAATTCAAACTAAAAACTTTGCTAGTGGTCAAGCAGGATGGAAAATATCTGCAGAAGGAAATGGAACGGCAGAATTTGAAAATGCCGTAATTAGAGGTACTTTAAGAACAACAACATTTGAAAAAGAATCAGTTAATGCTGTAGGTGGTCAATTATGGATAGCTAATTCAACTACAATATCTTCATCTGTTACAGCTAATGCTACTACAATGTCAGTAGCAAATGCTAGTGGATATGTTGCTGGAGAAATTTTAATGTCTAAAAAAATTAGTAGTAATGGATTTGCTACAGAATATATTTTAGTAAATTCCTCTTCAGTAGATGGAAGTGGAGATGGTCCAGATTCTACTGTAGGTAGATTAATGGTAACAAGAGGATATGATAGTGGTTCTACTGGAGATTTTGTAGGAGGTGTATCTGGTATTTCTCAAAGTTATACAGATGGTCAAGTATTAGTATCAACAGGTAAAAGTGGAAGTGGTTACATTAAACTAAATGCTAGTCCTAATGATACAGCTACTCCATTTATGGATATTACAGAAAGAACTGGTAGTGGAGTATATGATGTCTTACTAAAAGCTAGATTAGGAGATTTAAGTGGATTATCCAATAGTGATATGGTTTTTAATAAACCCAACCCAGGTTTTGGTTTAGCTACAGATAATGTATTCCTTCAAGGTGGTATTAAAGCTACATTTGGAGATATAGGAGGTTTTGGTATTACAAATAATACCATATCAAGTTCAAATAATAATATTATATTAAAATCTAGTGGACAAATAACAGCATCAGATGGATTTTTATTTGGTAATAAAGCATCTAGTAATTATGTAGCATATGAGGGGGGAACACTAACAGTTAGAGGAGATTTAACAGTAGATAATATTAAAACACCTGCAACCATAGCAGGTAGCCCATCTACTGAAGCAAATGCTTCTGCATCTATTAATGCTTTAGGTTTTGCAAGATTTACTTCAGCCTCCATAGCAGGGTTTACAGTAAACACAGAAGAAATTAAATCATCTGATAATTCATTAAGATTAAAAGCAGATGGTAATATAACAGCATCTAAAGTACTATTAGGTGATAAAGCATCAAGTCAATATTTACAATATGATGGTTCTACATTAACTGTTAGAGGTGATTTATCTGTAGATCAAATTTCTACACCAGCAGGTTTACCTGAAGCAGCAGCTTCATCTTCAATTAGAGCAGATGGTTTTGCTAGGTTTGTTTCAGCCTCTATTGGTGGGTTTGAAATAGTAGATAATCAAATTAGATCAGGTTTTACACCAGCTTCTTCTAGTAATGAGACTATAAATACTAATGTTAGTATGAGTTTTAGTGTTCCTAATACTACAACTGGAGGATCTAACAGTACAACTGTAAGTTCTATTACTACTAATTCTACTTCTGATGCAATCTTTAATAATGCTTATATAAAAGCTGATATTCCTAATGGAGATGAATTTGGATTTGGTGCAGGTAATCAAACCATAGGAAGAATTTCTTCTATTAATACATCTACAGGAGCATTAACTTTATATTCTGGGTACACTTGGGGTACTTATTATAATGAATCACCACAAACAAAAACATTTTCTCTTTACAGTGATTCAGGTGCTACTACAAGAACATTTGCTTCATCATCTACTCATACAATTAATTTTCCTGCAACAGAATCAATTACTATAGATTCAACTAATAATAGATTAGCTATAATAGATGGACAAATAACAGGATCAAATGTTTTATTTAATGGAGGTGTTATAGGTGGAACTGAAATTAGTGGAGATTCATTACAATCAACAAATGATATTTCACCTGAACCAACAGCAGGATCAAATGGTAAAGCTTTTCAATTAAAAAGTGATGGTACTATTTCAGGATCAGCTTTATATATTAGAGAGGTAATATCAACAGATGGTAGTAATAATGTAGTATATCCATTATTTGACTCAGAACAAGGTTTAGTAGATGGAAAGAATGTAGGTAGAAATTTAGCTTCAAATTATGTAGAATATGTTAGAAGTAATGCTGATGACAGCGCCACTGCTCCTCTGATAGTAAACCAACATTTTTTCCAGTTAGCGCCTTATGAAACTACTATACTAGTTAATGCTCAAACAGCGGTTATAAATGGAGCTGAAACTGGAGCTGTTACTGGATTAGTACAATTTGTAGCCGAAAAATTAGAAAATTCAGGTTCATTTAACTCTGGTGCTTATACTAACCAATTTGATAATTGGGTAGCTGTAGACACAGCTCAAATTTCAGTCCCAGCAGCAAGTGCATCTCCTTGGACAGGTTCTTATTTAGCAACATATGATAAAGGAGTAACTCTTGATATACCTGAAGCAGACCAAGCATCCCCTATAAGAATTTCAGTTCAAATGGGTGTTAATCCAAACATTGCTGCTGGAATAAGTACAAGTAATAAAACAATATTAAAAGGATACACTTTAACAGCAACTAGAGCATTATCAGTCGCATCAGCAGGTAATACAGGTACAGCATTACCAAGCAAATTTTAGTATTAACTAAAACAAATATATGGAATGGATAGGACTCAAAGGAGAACCAATATCAACAATTTCAGATTTCCCAGATAACACATTCGGATTCGTTTATAGAATAGTACATAAACCTACAGGTAAATCCTATATAGGTAAAAAAGTATTATATTTTAATCGAAAAGTTAAATTAACTAAAAAAGATTTAGCTTTATATGAAGGTGTAGTAGGTAGAAAACCATCTTACAAACTAGTAATTAAGGAATCAAATTGGTTAGATTATTGGGGTTCAAATAAATTACTTAAAGAAGTAATGGAATTAGAACCAATAGAAAATTTTGAACGTCACATAGTTAAAACAGCCCCAGATAAAAAACTATTAACATACTATGAAACGCAAATGCAATTTGTACATCAAGTATTAGAAAAACCTGATGAATATTTTAACGATAATATATTAGGTAAGTTTTTCACAAAAGATTTTGAATTA